AACAACATGTGTCTACAACAACCCACTAACCTAATACGACTTGGACGTCAACCAATTAACCGACGCACTAGAAAATTCCTGATGAAACAAGCAAGAACTAGCGCCTCTGAGATCAAATTCGTTGAGAAATTAACCAAGAAGGCTATTTACTCGCAATGTTCTCCCGAACTAGCAGATGAAGCTATCAATGGCTACCGCCGTTCAGCTACAGATGATAAAGCAGGTGAAGAAGACTTCCTCAAAACGGATCTCCCCTACCATGACGTACCTCGTGACTTTCACTATAAACGTGCACTCCGTGTAGTCGAAAAATTGTTCCGACCCGAAAGACAGCTTAAGCCTATCGCTTTCCCTGACCTCCGATACTACCCCTGGACATTACCGACAGCCGCAGAAGCACCATTTACAGAAAGTAAGTATTGGCAAGAGTACCTAACGCAAAAACAATCCGAAGGTGAAATCGAGGATGCATGAATGTCATTTCATAATCTATACAATGAAATCTTTCACATCAATCGACAACTAGTTCATGATATCAAATATGGACGCAAACCTTTTTGGACTGATTCTGGCGAACCTGTCCCCTACCTCTGGACATACTTACACTCTCGCTCACATATGGTCAAACATGATAAACCGGACAAAATTCGTGCCGTATTTGGAGTCCCTAAACTCCTCCTAATGGTCGAAAACATGTTTATTTGGAACTTACAACGTGAGTATCTCAATAAACGCCCTGGTGAATCACCCCTTTTATGGGGATTTGAAACCATTCGTGGTGGATGGATGAAGCTACTAAACAAGCTAACTGGACGTCACTTCAATTTCGTTCTCTCAGCCGATTGGAGCGGTTTTGATCACAAAGCCCTTCATGAAGTTATTGACGATGTACATGACATCTGGCGAAGCTGGTTTATATTTGGAGAAGGCTACGAGCCCTCAAAAAGCGACACCCATGATTATACAGACACTAAATCGCGTGAAGAACAGATTAACAGACTTTGGACCTGGATGTGCCATGCTATAAAGCACACACCCATCAAAGCTGAATCTGGCAACATGTATCAATGGAGATGGAATGGAATAGCCTCCGGCTTCCAACAGACCCAACTTCTTGATTCCTTTGTCAATGCAATCTATCTTCTCACATGCCTATCCGCTTGCGGAATCAACATCGAAGGAGAGCACTTTCAAGCTCTTTTTCAAGGTGATGATTCAATTTCGGCTTTTCCCGAAATTATATCCGACAAGAAAGCATTT